GATGAAATAGTCGTGGAAACATCCGAACCAGAAGCGGTAACGCAGAAGATGCAAGAGGTGATGTGTACTCCACCGGCATGGGCGCAAGGATTACCATTAAACATTGAAGTAAATACAATGCAGCGTTATGGAAAGTAATTAAAAAAAAATCCCCTAGCTACTTTATTAGATTTGGCTAGGGGATTTAAAAAGTCAACACTCACGGAGATACAAAATGAAACAAAATCTATTAGATTATATCATCAACTTAGCACCGGAAGGCGAAACTGCGTTAATCGTTCGACAAAAGCCACAACTGAAGAACAACGAGATGCAGTTCCATGCAGACGGTGCAGTCAAATGCACATGGCCTGCTTACTTGCCGACTGCCAAGACTCGAACAGGGGAAGCGTGGTATGTGAATACTGCATCGTTTATCATTGACCGGTTCGAGGATGGGCGCATCTCAGCAAGCGCGTCTAACTGCGAGTATGTTCTATTTATGATGCTAGATGACATTGGCACCAAGTCCAAGACCCCACCACTTGCACCAACGTGGATTTTAGAAACTTCTGAGGGGAATTTTCAGTACGGCTACGCGTTTACTGAACAACCGACCAAGGGGGAGTTTACCGCAGCCATTCGAGCCATTGCCGATGCAGGTTACACCGATGCAGGGGCTTGCAATGCGGTACGCAATGTTCGTTTGCCGGGTAGTATCAATCTGAAGCCTGGTCGCAATAATTTTGAAGCAAAATTGGTTGAGTTTACGCCTTTGAACGAATATACTTTAGGAGATATCTGCGATGCGTTGGGGGTTACCCCAGCGCCTGCTGATACGAACCATTATCAACCGCTAAGATTAGCAGATAATGGTAGCGACAACGTGTTAGCGTGGCTTAATACTGAAGGCCTCATCTTGTCCAAAATTAATGGTGAGGGGTGGCTAGGCGTTATCTGTCCGAACAATGCAGAACACACCGACGGCAATCCAGAGGGGCGTTACAAGCCGTTGGATCGTTCGTACTGTTGCTTACATTCGCATTGTATTGACTTCGATTCTAGGTCGTTTTTAGCGTGGGTTGCCGATAATGGTGGCCCGACAGTCGCTCATGGATTACGTGAAGAACTCATTTCGGAAGCGATGAATGTTGCGCTTGCTAAAATCAGCCCATCTGATATGTTTAGTAACGATGCCGATGCCCACATTGCCGAAGTTGAGCGTAAACAGTTAGGTCGTGTCGAAAAAGAGGAATGGTATCAGCGCTTCGCTTACGTGCAGGATGACGAATCATATTTCGATATGCAAGACAGACGCGAGGTTAGCCGTCAGACTTTCAATGCGCTCTATCGTCATATCGATTGCAAGTCAATCCATAGTGGTAGCAGAATATTAGCGTCAAATTGTTTCGATGAGAATAGGCAAGCCAAGGGAGCTAAGGCGTTAGTCGGTATTACCTATGCTGCCGGTGAATCGGTGATTGTTAACCGTGATGGGGATTTATTTGGCAATCGTTGGCGTGACGCTAGACCAAATGTTGAGGGTGCCAAGGGGAATGATCAGTCGGTTTTAGCGTGGTTAGACCATTGCCGTGAGTTGATTACTGAGCCAGAGGAGTTGAGTCATTTACTCGACATCATGGCGTTCAAGGTGCAGAACCCACGCATCAAGATCAATCATGCCGTTTTGCATGGTGGTGATGAGGGGTCTGGAAAAGACACTATGTGGGCGCCGTTCATCTGGGCAGTCTGTGGGCCACACCTTAAGAATCGTGGGATCATGGATAGTAATAGCGTGACTAGCCAGTGGGGTTATCAATTAGAGTCTGAGATTCTCATCATTAACGAATTGAAAGAACCGGATGCCGCAGCACGTAGGCAGTTAGCTAACCAACTTAAGCCAATCATTGCAGCGCCCCCAGAGATGTTGCCAATTAATCGCAAAGGCTTACACCCATACCAAATGGCAAATAGACTGTTCGTTTTAGCGTTTTCTAATGACCCTGTTCCGATTAGTTTAGCGTCCCAGGATAGAAGATGGTTTTGCGTATGGTCGGCAGCCCCAAAGATGGACTCAAACAAGGCTAAAAAAATGTGGGATTGGTACCAAAATGGGGGTTTCGAGTCGATTTCAGCGTGGTTGCATAGCCGTGATGTAAGTCACTTCAACCCATCTGCCCCACCCTTTACAACTGAATTTAAATCTAACCTTATCGAACATGGAATGTCTATGGCTGAATCATATCTTGTCGAGATGTTGCGTAATCGTAGTGGGGAGTTCACAAAAGGGGTGATTAGCTCACCTTTTCACGCTCTCTGCGATCGTCTAACTGGGTTAGCCCCTAGCAATGTTAAAGTGCCACAAGCCGCACTCCTTCACGCTTTAAAAGAAGCAAATTGGGTGGATTGTGGGAGGTTAAAATCAAGGGAGTTTGACACTAAAAAGCATATTTTTGCCGCCCCAGAAGTTGCGTTGAGTTTGAGTAAGTCAGAATTAAGAAGGGCAGTTGAGGACATACCAACCCCCCAAGTAGTCAAATCCAAGTAAAAGAAAAGCCCCAATTAAGGGGCTTTTTTGTTGGGGTTGAGGGGCTTTATAAGTCGAATAAAGCGATTAAAAGAAAGAGGATTGCGAACATGGCGAGAGCGTGGATCATAGCGTTACACTCTTTTCTATTGTTCCGTTGTATCGATTAGCGAATAGTGTTGCACTTTCTTTAGTAGCAAATCTAATTGAGAGTTCTTCACCTTGGATTTTATAGAATACGATGTACATGGTTTATTTTCCTTTTAAGTTAGTTGATGCGACGGATCCAATGCTCGATATTGCCATGAGATAAGTTACAAGAACCCCCTAATTCAAGATTATTAATTTCATGGTATTCATCTAATGAATAATCGGGGTTGTTGATAAAATTTAATTGATATTTATATTCAAGGCGTGACTTATTTGATGGGCTAGACAAGTCTAAAAAATAAAGTTCATATTGTTTTGGGTTCATTTTTATTTCTCCAAATAGTCGGTGATTTTATAAGAATCGTTAGAATCTAACGAGCTTAGGTACATTACTAGTTCATCCTTGGTAAATGTTTTTAAGTGAAAATAGAGGGCATCAACTAACACATGAGGTTCACAAGTGTTGGCAATGTCGCTTGACAACTCGCAAAAATCGACATTCTCAAGGTCAAAATATTGGGGGTCTTTTTTTAACCCCTTCGCCAGTATGTAGCCATTAAAAAAGTCAATCAATGAATCTTGTCTAAAATTATCTAATGGCCCTTGGCAATCGATGTAATTCCCATCGTTCATTTTTTCCTCAGACTCATAAGAACAGAATCCCCAGTCTTCACCAACTTTGGGAATATTGCAATCGTTATTATTAACAACAAAAAATATCCCATATTGAGGATAAGCAATCTCCAAGTGATCGCAACCGCCGCCAGTATATACATCTTGAATTTTCACGCTCATTGTGTAACCTCCACGATTCTAAATTCTTCTTCTTTGAATGGACTATCGGTGTAACCCATTACATAGGCTTGATGTTCATCTTGTAAAAATTCATTTAACGATTCTTGGGCATCAATTATTGAATCAAAATATTCAAGTTGAGTTGTGCCATCTTCATTCTCAATTGTCCAAGTGTTAACCCATCCATCACGCAAGGTGAAGTGTTGAATTTCGTAAACCATATTAAAACCCCCCATTTTTAATTGCAAAAATAAAACCTAGTGCCGCACCAATAAAGATAGCGAAAAAGGTACCCCAAAGATAATCTGTAAAATTAGGTTTGTTTTTCATTCTGAGATCTCCAAAGTAAATTTAATACAATCGCTCATAAGGTTAGTTACATCGCAACGAGTGAACTGGGGTTCATCATCAAAAGCTTCCATGATTAAATCAGTTGTTTTATAGTCGGTTTTTAACTTATCTAAAAACCGATTTAATTGTTCCTCTTCACCATCTATTAAGCCAGAATAATCGTTGTTAACAATTGCACATCCGAAGTGACAAGTAATATTAAAAGTAAGATAATCTTTCATTGTGTAATTTCCTTTAGTTTAATTTAGCAAATAATCATTTAAATAATGATCCAAAAGCCTACTCATTGAATAGGCTTTTAAATTTCACTTATTTTCACTCATTAGTCGAGCATAAAACACATCATCAGATATTTTTGCTAAGTAGTCTAATTGATTGTTTACTTCACTTTTTTCGATGTAATGTTCACAGTTGATGTCATGCAATCTCATCATCATGGCGGCAATGCAATCTCCCCCAAGATAAACTGTGTTATTAATTTCGCCTAATAAATCTTGGATATTTTTTTCGGGGTATTCACGCAAAAAGCCCATAATTTCTTTTTCAGTAATTTCGATTTTTAAGTTGATAATCATTTTGTTTTTTCCTTAACAGTTATAAAGTTCAGACAATGCACCATCGATGTCCATCTCATCGTTGTTGTATGACTGGATGGATGTGCTACCCCACCAATACCCCTCAACTTGTTGAGTGCGAGTATTAATCCAAATATTTGGCCCACCAAAAGCCACTAAAATTCTAGCCCCCAAGTATTGCTTTTTTGAATCGACAATGTATTCAATGTCAAGTACATCAGTTAGGTAATCAAAGCCACTTATTACCTCCCCAGTTTCATCGTCTAAATATCCATCTTGGATGGTGTTGACAATGTGGGAAACTTGTTCTTTTAATCTGTTTTCATCTGTTACGCTCATTTAGATTCCTTTAGTTGAGTTAATTAATTTGTTGCTAGATTCTATTGTATCAAAATTTATTACAACAACACAACAATTATTTGCAAATAATTAATTGTTAATTTGTGGACAAAATTGGATCAATTGTGGACATGGTGTGGATAAGAATGTGGACGCGGCGAACTGGCATGAGAACCATATAAACGCTCGATGTGGATAATGTGGATAATGTTACTTGTATATATCTTATAAGTTAAAAAATTAAACAAGATATAGTCAACTTGTACCAATTAAAAATCGATTGTCCACTTGTCCACAATGTCCACAAATGTCCACGCATTTTGTCCATGTTTTTAGCCCCATGTTATGACATGGACAATGTGGACTAAATAAAAAATAGTTGTCCATATTGTCCACAGTCTAAAGTTATTAGGCACCCCAAGCATTCAATAAAAAACAATTGTCCACAATGTCCACATTGTCCATGATGGATGGCACCCCTAAAACTCTAAGCAACAAGCCAATGGCAAACGCCTAGCGATCGCTTTCGGTGCAAGCTAACTGGCAAAAAAGCTTTCGGCTGCAAAGCACCCGGGTAGGGCCTGGGCGTAGGTGTGTTCGCTGATGGAGCGTTTGCAAAAACTTTTTATTTTTTTAGAAATTTTTTATTAGCACTTAGCAAGAAATTTGATACACTATGCAAATGTTCGATAACTTCCAATCCTTCCCTTACGAAGTGCGACAGGTTCGCGCTACGGAGTCACGCCTAGAGAAAATCTACGCCGCTTCCAAGTTAGGACTCAAAGGTGACTCGCTTGCTTTGGCGTCTGGAATGTTGCCTACCGAGTACCGGCAACTGATTCAACTAGATCCGATTGCTGAGATGGCTGAACTCAAAGGCCGCGCCGACGGGGAGATGGAAATGTCCACCGTACTGCACAACGCTGCCAAAGCAGGCGACGCAAAGTCAGCATTAGAAATCTTAAAGCATCAGCACGGGTGGGTCGCAAAACAGCAACTGTCCATCGACGTAGAGCAACGCATCAGCATCACTCAGGCATTAGAACAAGCACAAACGCGCGTCATTGAGGGTGTCTACACCGACGTTGATGCGACGTTCCACGTGAAACCGCAACTAAAAGAAAAGCAAACCGCTTAAATGCAATCCACCATCTACTCTGCAAGTGACGAACAAGAACTGATGGCACGCCTGTGGAGTCCGGCGATTAAGGATAACCCACTAGCGTTTGTGATGTTCTGCTATCCTTGGGGGCAAAAAGGCACCCCACTCGAAAACTTTGCAGGCCCACGCAAGTGGCAACGTGAGGTCTTACTTGACATCGCCGAGCATATCAAACAGAACCAAGGCAAGGTCGACTACGACGTACTGCGTGAAGCGGTAGCTTCTGGTCGTGGTATCGGCAAATCGGCGCTAGTGTCATGGCTCGTGCTGTGGATGATGACCACACGGATTGGTGCCACGGTCATCGTGTCCGCTAACTCCGAGAGTCAGCTACGCTCAGTCACATGGGCCGAGATTACTAAGTGGTTAAGTATGTCCATGAACAGTCATTGGTTCGAGGTGTCAGCAACACGTGTGATGCCAGCTAAATGGCTGACGGAACTAGTCGAGCGGGATCTGAAGAAAGGCACACGGTATTGGAATTTGGAAGGCCGGCTATGGTCAGCCGAGAATCCCGACGCGTTCGCGGGGGTTCACAACTACGACGGTGTGATGGTCGTGTTCGATGAAGCGTCAGGTATTGACGATTCCATCTGGGCGGTAACATCTGGGTTCTTCACAGAGAACACACCCAATAGGTTCTGGTTAGCGTTCAGTAACCCACGGCGCAATAGTGGCTACTTCTACGAAGCGTTTAACGCCAAGCGTGCGTTTTGGAAGAATCGCAACATCGACGCTAGGCAAGTTGAAGGTACTGACAAGAATGTGTATGAGCAGATTATTGAAGAATATGGGGCTGATTCGTACCAAGCCAACGTTGAGGTGTATGGACAGTTTCCATCAGAAGGTGACGATCAGTTTATACCAGTCAGTCTAGTAGATGAAGCGATGAAACGCCCCAAACATAAGGATGACTCAGCGCCGATTACCATTGGTGTAGACCCTGCAAGGTTTGGCTCGGACTCGACAGTTATTGCTGTCAGACAAGGGCGTGACATCGTGGAGATTAAACGGTACAAGGGCGACGATACCATGACGGTAGTTGGTTATGTGATTGAAGCCATCGAGCAGTATCAACCAGCGATGGTCTGCGTGGATGAAGGTGGACTCGGTGCTGGCGTGGTCGACCGTCTGAAAGAACAACGGTACAAGATTAAGGGTGTAAACTTTGGCAATAAAGCAAAAAATCCGATGATGTACGGCAACAAGCGTGCTGAGATGTGGGGCAACATGAAGGAATGGCTCAAAACGGCAAGCATACCGAGCGACAAGTATCTGAAAAGTGACCTGATTAGCCCGCTGATGAAGCCGGATAGCAAGGGTAGTATTTTCTTGGAGAGTAAGAAAGACATGAAAGCTAGAGGATTAGCGTCGCCGGATGCTGCCGATGCTATCTGTCTGACATTTGCATTTCCTGTTGCACACCGCGAAAATAAAAGTATAATCAAACGAAATAGTTATCAATCACAAAGTTCAGCAATCAACTCATGGATGGGGTCATAATGGCAACGAAAAAACACGACAAACCGATTGCGCACAAAACAACCGGCAAAGGGAAAACATACAACCCTACCGAAAAAGGTGCAGGCATGACCGCCAAGGGCCGCGCCGAGTACAACGCAAAAAATGGCAGTAATCTCAAGGCACCCGCTCCCAACCCTAAGACGAAAGCCGATGCAGGTCGTAAAGCATCGTTCTGCGCTCGGATGGAAGGCGTTGTTAAACACGCTAAAGGCGACGCACCACGCGCCAAAGCATCACTTAAGAATTGGAACTGTTAAATGGCAACTAAACCAGGACTTTATGCCAATATTCATAAAAAACAGGCTAGGATAGCTGCGGGTAGCGGCGAAAAAATGAACAAAGTAGGTTCAAAAAACGCACCGACAGCAAAAGATTTTAAAGATTCAGCAAAAACTGCAAAAAAGAGGAAATAATCATGCCTTTAAAGAAATCAGCAAGCAAAGAAGCCTTCAGATCCAATGTGAAAGCAGAAATAAATTCAGGCAAGCCAGTTAAACAAAGCGTAGCGATTGCGTATTCAGTAAAAAGAGCTGCAACGTCTAAAGGGAAGATGAAGAAATAATGCGACCACTCAGTAATTGTGTATTAATCCGTCAAGATGACGAAAAATTATCAAGCACCATCATTATTCCTACCACAACTAAATTATTTAGTGGTATAGTTGTCGCTATTGGTGAAGGCAAGAGATTACCCAAGGGTGGTATTGAGCCAATGAATGTGGAAGTTGGGCAACACGTTTTGTTCGGCGAGTTTAGCGGGCAGAAGGTAACTTTAGACGGCGAGGATTTGCTCGTTATGAGAGAACCAGACATTATTGGGATATTAGATGGCAGTTGATCCTTCCTCAATGGAAATTGTTGGCCGAGTAGCCAACGGTGCAAAGTCAGAAGACGACCCACGTGATGTCTTAGCGACGATGCGTCACCGCTTTCAGCAAGCAATGTCTGCGTATTCCGAATCAAGAGAAGATGAACTAGATGACCTACGCTTTTATGCTGGATCGCCTGACAACGGATGGCAATGGCCTGCCGATGTCCTAGCAACTAGAGGATCAGTCCAAGGACAAACGATTAATGCTAGACCTTGTCTGACCATCAACAAGTTGCCACAGCACGTCAAGCAAATTACCAATGAACAACGACAAAACCGACCCTCTGGCAAGGTAATCCCTGCGGATGATAAAGGCGATGTTGAAGTAGCTGAAATTTTTGAAGGTATGGTACGCCATATCGAGTATATGTCAGACGCCGATGTCGTCTATGACACCGCTTGTGAGAACCAAGTTGTTTACGGCGAAGGGTATTTCCGTATTTTGACGGAATATTGCAACGATGAGTCGTTTAACCAAGATTTAAAACTGTGCCGTATTCGTAATGCGTTTAGCGTTTACATGGATCCGTTGATTCAAGACCCAGCTGGGGCAGATGCAAGATGGTGCTTCATTACTGAAGATATGGAAAAGTCTGAGTTTGAAAGATTGTTTCCTGACGCTTCCCCTATCACTTCAATCATGTCACAAGGTGTTGGCGATGACTCTCTAAGCCAATGGATCAGCGAAAATACTATTCGTATCGTAGAGTATTTCTACTATGTGCATGAGCCAAAGAAATTAAATCTTTACCCTGGCAATCAATCGTTTTTTGATGGTAGTCGTGAAGATAAACAGATGAAAGAAATGGGTTTAAAGCCGGTTAAATCTCGAACTGTTGATGTTAAAGTTGTCAAATGGATGAAAACCAATGGGTTTGAAATCCTTGAAGAACAAGATTGGGCAGGTAAATATATCCCTGTTATTCGCGTAGTTGGCAATGAATTCGAAGTTGATGGTCGCATTTATGTATCCGGCTTAGTCAGAAATGCTAAAGATGCCCAAAGAATGTACAACTATTGGGTCAGTCAAGAAGCTGAGATGTTGGCTTTGGCACCCAAAGCACCGTTTATTGGCTATGGTGGTCAGTTTGAAGGCTACGAAAACCAATGGAAAACAGCCAATACAACTAACTGGCCGTATTTAGAAGTGAATCCTGATGTAACTGATGGTATGGGCGCAACATTACCTCTACCACAACGCGCAGCACCCCCACTTGCACAAACTGGTTTAATTCAAGCCAAAATGGGCGCTAGTGACGACATTAAGTCGACAACAGGGCAATATGACTCAAGCCTTGGTGCAACGAGTAACGAGCGCTCTGGTAAAGCCATCCTTGCAAGAGAAAAGCAAGGTGATGTAGGTACTTACCACTATGGCGACAACCTCACAAAAGCGATTCGATTTGCTACACGTCAGTTAATTGACCTCATCCCTAAGATTTACGACACCGAACGGATTGCTAGGATTATTGGCGTTGATGGTGAAGTGTCAATGGCAAAGATTAACCCAGAACAAGCCGAGCCGGTCAAGAAGATTGTTGACCAACAAGGTGTAGTGATTGAAAAAATCTACAACCCTACCGTTGGTACTTACGATGTGGTCGCTACAACTGGCGCAGGCTACATGACTAAGCGTCAAGAAGCAATGGATGCAATGGCACAGATTCTGCAAGGCAATCCTCAGTTATGGACTGTGGCTGGCGACTTGTTCGTCAAAAATATGGATTGGCCAGGCGCGCAAGAGATGGCTAAACGTCTACAAAAAACAATTGATCCGAAATTGTTATCTGATACAGACGAAGATCCTGCGTTACAAGCTGCACAGCAACAGATGCAAGGTATGGCGCAAGAGATGGAACAGATGCACACGATGCTTCAGAATGTCAATAAGTCAATGGAGATGCAAGAGATTGAGCGTAAGAATTATGAAGCGCAGATTAAGATGTTCGATGCTGAAACCAAGCGGATTAGCGCCGTTCAAGCATCCATGACACCCGATCAGATTCACGACATCGTAATGGGTACGATTCACGCTGCGATTGATACAGGTGACTTGATTTCTGGTTCTCAGCAAGATATGAGAATGAATATGCAAGAAGATGAGCAACAAAGTCAGATGTCGCAAGGTCAGCCAATGCAACCACCGATGCAAGGTGAGATGCCGCCACAAGCACCACCACAGGAGATGCCACAATGAAAGCAGCAGATTTTGTAGGAATGTTATTTTTGGCTAGAGATGTGGTTCACTCGGTTCATTTGAATACTCGTAGCTACGCAAAACATAAAGCATTGCAGAAGTTTTACGAGAATATTATTGATGTGGCAGACGATTTCGCTGAAACCTATCAAGGTAGATACGGTTTAATTGGGCCAATCA